TACCACCCATAGGGCTAGTACCATCAAACATTAAACCATTAGCAAACTCATCAAGTAAAGGGTCTCCTGTTTCAATTGTTCCTACTGATTTAGTTAAACCTTCACGAGTTTTAGTTGGGCTAGTAGGTCTACCAGCTTGACCCATTTCAGTAGCTGTAGTTTTACCAGACTTACCAGGACTATAAGGAACATCTTTTAGTGCACCTAAGTTTACTAAATCTCCTAAGTTTACAAAAGGCAATGCACCCAACTCAGCTTCACTAGGTTCTCTACCATATATTTCTTTAAATAATTCTGCATCTCTCATCTCACCACCCTTACCTTCAAAAATAGTTCTAATTCTTTTAGGTAAATCAGGCAGTGCACCTGAAGGTGGATTAGTTTTTGGGGTTTGCTTTAATAAGTTAAGCAGTGCTCCTAGAGTAAGTCTAACCATTAGTTTGACTTTCCGTAAATGTCTTCTGTAGTCAATATATCTTCTACAGGAATTAATTCATCTCCAACATTACTTAAAGCACCAGTTACTTTCTTAACAATAGGATTATTAGGATCTCCTGATGCAAAAGCTTCTTTTATAGCATCAGCTTGAAGTTTGTTAAAAGTTTCTTTTGGGTTAATATCTTTAACGATGTTATTTTTTTTAAGGTATTCAATTATTTGAGGCTTTGACATTTTATAATTTTGCTCTAAATCTCTAAGAACATATGCTCTTGGGTCTATAGGATAGTTAGCACCTTTTAAAAAATCAGTGCCAAATGGTTCTGTAGCCATCTCATTAAAAGGATATTCCATAAATCCTTGTTCATTAGTTTTTTGAAAATCTTGATAATCAATTTTACCTGATGCCCAGTCTTGTAAAAGTTCTGTGTTATTAAAAATATCTTTATCAATATTCATACCAGAAGCTAAAGAGCTTATAGATTCATCATCTACTTCTTTATCACTCATAGATTTTACAGTTTGTTCATCGGCTTCAGATTTAATTAAAGATTTTTTAAAACCTCTTATTGCTTCCTTAAAACTAGGTAAATTATTAATGTCTTCTGGTAGACTACTCCCACCACGCAACGCACCTAAATAATCTGACTTTTTAGGTATTGTTAATTCTTTACTTTTAGAAGGTGAGGTTTGCTTTTTAATTAAGCCTTTTAGAACTCCTGGAGTAAGTTTAACCATCTGAGAATGCCTCTGCTTTACTATCGTAAGTTTTATCTTCTAAAATAAATTTACCATCAGACTCATAAGTTCCTTGTTTATACAAAGATTCATTTATATCTTCATAATTTAAATTAGGCTTACCTAGTTCACCACCATCTACTTTTTTCAGCATGTTATTTAATATCTTAACATTCTCTGGGTCGTACTCAAATCCCCCAAGTAAAAGCCTATCGTTTAATTTTTTTAAAATTTGTTCGTTAGTAAATCCTTTTTCATGAAGTTCTTTACCTACTTGCAATATTTGTCCTGATTGTTCACCAATCTCATCCCAAGACATTTTGCCTGTTAATAACTCATCCATGTCTAAATCATTGATGCCCATGCTATAACTATCCATATTATCTCTTAATAATTCATCCCAGTCCTCAGAATTAAATTCTCTAAATCTAGGGTTCTTATAATCTTGCATAGATATATTTTCAATTAAATCTTGCTTTAGTTGTTTAAAAGTTGATAAGCTACTTAACTCACTCCACAAGTCATTAAAATAATCAAAGTCATTTGCTGATTTAACTGCTGCTTTAGTTGTAGGCTTAACCATTTTAGTTAAGTTGCCTAGTGTACCTACATCCATAGTTGTATTAGCAATAGTACCTAGTGCTCCTCTTAAAAATTCTCTGCGGTCTACATTGGTGGCTTGTTTAAGTTGGTTAGATATTTTTTCTAAATCGTCTGGAGGTAATTTTTCTAACTCAGCTTTAGTGGGTATGACTAGGTCTGTACTTTTAGAAGTTGGACTTTGTTTTACTAAACCTTTTAAAAGGTTTAAAACTCCTGTAACTTTATCAGCCATCTTCTAGCATATTGTCCATCATTGATGAACCTTTGCCTATCTTAATTATTTTTACCGAACCACTCTTCATAGGTTCTTCTTCTTCCATGTGTTCTTCTTCTGGTAAACCTAACATTTCTTGCTGACAGAGGAGCATGAACTGTGTTACTTGTTCTTCGGTCATTGGCACTTCACTAGCTGAAAAGCCCATCTTAGCTTCAAACATTCCCATTACATCTACATTATTTGGCATTATTGTCCTACCTTTCTACCTAAGTTACTTAAAAAATCGTCTACATTGTTTATCATACTACCCATAGGGCTGACTCTTTCTGGCATTGTTTGTTGCATAAACTGCATATCTTTATCAGTTGTTGGTCCTGGTAGTGAGCTCATATCCCTTTCTGGCTCTACTGGTATTTCATTAAACATTGATGAGTCAACACCTTCAGGAATCTCTATTGGTCCTGTGGTAAAGTCTGCAGATGGTCCTGGGTCAGTTGACCTTTGTAAAAATTCTAACTCTTTGTCAGTCATCGGTCCTGTCATAGTTTTTTTCATATCAGCAAACACCTGATTAACATCTTCACCTCTGGCTTGAGCATCTGTAAATTTACTAAATGCTGCCATGTACTTGTCCATAAAAGTTTTTTCGTCCATTTAAGTCTCCTTGTTAGCTTTTATAATTTCTTTTTCTCTGGCTATTTGTATTTCAGCTTGAAGTTTAGCCATTTTACCTTCAAGTTCAGCTTTTAGCTTTTGCATAGACTTTTGAATATCGACTTGTGCTTTAGCTTGGTCAATCTGGATATCTGATTTTGCCTTTGCTTGGTCAGCTTGGATTTCGGCTTGAGTCCTTGCCTTAACTGCTTCGGCTTCAATTTGAGCGAGTTGTTGAGCATAATTCATTGGGTCTCCTCCACCTAGTTTATCTACTCCTGGGATAGGCTTCATCTTTGGAGCTTGTTGTACGACTTGTGCTGCTCTTTCAGCAATCATATTGTCCATCTGTGGCGACACATCTTCAAACTTAAATTTAGGATCTCTGATATCTGGTAGTGGTGGTAATTCTACACCCATAGCTTTTTGCATCCTGACTCTATAAAGTAGAGCCATGTGTTCCGCAATATGGGCAATCAATACAGGACCAATAGTCTTTTGTGCTAACTTATTACCAGCTAAAGATGGGTCTGATAGAAACTGCATATGTACAGCAATGTGTGCTTCATGGTCTTGGTCTATAAAAGCTTTTATAGGTTTACCTAACATGACGGCAATATTCTCGTCTACTGGGTCAAGCTTTGGAGCTTCTTCAGGCTTTTTTAATATCTCATCAATGTTGGGTACTCGTATCGCTTCATACATTCTTTTGTAAGCTTCATATACATCGTGAAGTTGAGGTGCTGATTGAGCGAGTTGTAATATGGCTTGGGCTTGTGCGATGCGTTGGGTAGAACTAAAAATACTAGGATCGCTAACTGGGATAATATCTATTCTATCATCAAAGTCTGCAGCATTAATCATCTTGCTCGCACCACTCGCAGCAAACTTAAAAACTTCAGGTAAAGTCTCAGAGTTCAACTTCGCTATCATTTTAAACTCTTGACCTTGTGCGTAGTGTAATCTTTTATGAATAGCTGAGAAGATTTTAGAACCTTGTTCTAACATTGCTATAGTTGTGCCCACAGGTGCATTAGGATTAGCATCACCTACATTTAAATCTGCTACTGCTGCATATCTTCTACCAGCATCAACAATAAAACCTAATAAATTAAATAATGTACCACTAGGCTCTTTAAAAGGTAAAGGCAATATAGCCTTATTCACATCATCAACCGCAGCATCTAAATCAACAAACTCTCCAGGATTGATTTGCATATCTCCTCCTGGAACTCTACCTTTTAATTTAAAGCCACCTTGCATATTTGAAAATGCTGCGGAGTCTAGTAATGCTCTTAGTGAACCAGTAGCAGCACGACCCAACCCACCAATCAAGTGGTAAAGTCCAAAGCCATAAAATCCTAATCCTGGTAAGAACTTATATTCTACAAACCAGTTGCGTTTCTTTTTCTCTTCGTCTTGTTCGTCCCAGTTGCGTCTTATGGAAACGATGCGTTGTGAACCTGAATCAATAGTTATCACATAAGGTAAAGCAACAAAGTTTTCATCCTCAGCATCAGCCCCATCAATACCATCTAATATTCTATAAGTGTGCATCTCTAGTAAGGTCATCTGCTCATCTGCAGATTCAGAACCTTCTGGGCTTACACCTTCGACCTCGTATATAGT